AGTCTTCATGGAAAGATGAATGGCTTACTATACTGTTTAGTATTCCACTTATACTAGCATTCATACCGGGAATGGAAGAGGTTGTAGCAAATGGGTTTGCTCAGTTGGAAGCGATGCCGCAATGGTATCAGTATAGTCTTGGTATTATTGTGGCTGCTTCTTTTGGAGTACGTAGCGCGACTAAATTCTTCGGAAAGAAATAGCGATGGCTGCAAAGAAGATATTAGAGTACAAGATTCTACCACGTTTAATGATGCTTGTAATGACAATAATGTATATACGAGTAATTGAGTGGGGCATTTCATTAGATGATATTAGTACACAACAGAGTGCAATGATATCTGTAGTTAGTGGTGCAATGACAGGTGCATTTGCAGTTTGGTTAGGTAGTGAGAAGAAATGAAGTATGAACGTCAGAAATTTATAGATAAACTAATCCAAGGGGAAGGTCTTGTGCTTACAGTCTATCAAGATACATTAGGCATTGATACCATTGGAATAGGAAGAAACCTAAAAGACCGTGGCATTAGTAAAGAAGAACTTGGGCATATGGACATTCCAAATATGGATGCAATATATGAGCATGGCATAACTGAAGCTGATGCGGTTTATTTAGCAACGAATGACGTACAGATTGTTGAGGAAGAACTATGCCGAGCGCACTCTTGCGTGGATAGCTTAGACGCTGTACGTCAACTAGTACTAATGGACATGGCATTTAATATGGGTGTGCCACGATTAAAGAAGTTTAAAAATATGTGGGCGGCTGTATATGCTAATGACTTTGCTACTGCATCAAAAGAGATGCTTGACAGCAGATGGGCAAGGCAAGTAAAAGGACGTAGCACACGTTTAGCTCACGCTATGGCTACTGGAGAGATGGCATGACACGACAGTTAAATGAAAGACAGCAAAAGTTTCTTGCAGTTCTTTTTGAAGAAGCAAATGGGGATGTAGTACAGGCAAAGAAGATTGCTGGGTACGCAGAGAATACACCTACTACTTCTATTGTTAAAGGATTGAAGGATGAGATACTAGAAGCTACATCCATGTACATGGCACGTAATGCACCTAAAGCGGCAATGGCTATGACAGGTGCTTTGTATGACCCAACAGAACTAGGCATACGTGACAAGATGTCAGCGGCAAAAGAATTACTAGACCGTTCAGGCTTGGTAAAGACAGAGAAAATGCAGGTAGAAGCAAGCGGTGGTGTCATGCTTATGCCACCTAAAGCAAAGAGTGAAGAGGATTAATTATGTCAGATTTAGATGAAAGAAAAACTAAACTTCCACTAGATAAAGCTGTTGAAAAAATAACAGCAAAAGAAAAAGAGGCGTATGAAAAAAAGCATGGTGAAAATGTAACTCGTAAAGATTATGATGCTTACAAAAAAAGTTTTTCGTCAGACAGTATGGCAAAGCCCTTGACTTTTTCTGACTATAAAGATATTGCAAGTTTTTATGGTAAGTCAGTTACAAACAATGCAGACCTTTCTTTAATTGCAAAAGCTGGTATAGATACAGACAACTATCGTAAGTCAAAACAATCCAAAGGCGCACAAGATTTCCGCAAAGGTGGCATGGTAATTTCTACAGTAGACAATCGCAAAAAGAAAAATGACACGTAGTATAGGCAAGTGGAAACTTCCACAACCAACAGATATTAAAGAAGAGAACGAGTGGGTACAGATACCACGCATAGCACGTACCGTACCATTCGGATATAAGTTAAATGAAGAAGACCCTGACATTCTTGACCCCATACCAACAGAGTTAGATTTATTAGAAAAAGCTAGACAACACGTAAATCAATACAGCTACCGTGAAGTAGCAAACTGGTTAGTTACTAATAGTGGTAGAACCATATCTCATGTAGGATTAAGGAAACGGTTACAGAATGAGCGACAGCGTAAGAACCAAGTTGCAAGCATCCGCAAGTGGGCAGAATATGCGGAAACGGCAATCGCCAAAGCGAAAGCCCTCGAAGAAGAAAGAACAGGTGCAAAAGCCTAAGATTATTGAGGACGTTTCATACGAAACAGAGTTTGAAGAAGAACATGCTAATGTGCTATTCAAGCCAAACGAAGGACCTCAAACTGACTTTCTAGCCGCAGGGGAACGTGAAGTACTATATGGTGGTTCAGCAGGTGGTGGTAAATCATATGCCATGTTAGCAGACCCACTACGTTATATGGGGCATCCAGCATTTAGTGGATTGCTGTTACGACATACAACAGAAGAACTTCGTGAACTTATTTTTAAGTCACAAGAGTTGTACCCACAAATATGGCCGGGCATTAAATGGTCGGAAAGAAAGATGCAGTGGACTGCCCCTTCTGGTGCGAGACTGTGGATGTCTTATCTTGATAGAGATGATGACGTTCTTCGCTATCAGGGTCTAGCGTTTAGCTGGATAGGCTTTGACGAGTTAACACAGTGGCAGTCACCTTATGCATGGAATTACATGCGTTCTCGTCTTAGGTCTACTGCACCAGATTTGCCTATCTTTATGAGGGCAACAACGAACCCCGGTGGAAGAGGTCATGCTTGGGTTAAGAAGATGTTTATTGACCCGTCATCTTATGGAAGGGCTTTTGATGCGACAGATATTGAAACAGGTGAAGTTCTCAAGTATCCAGCAGGGCATAGCAAAGCTGGGAAGTCTCTTTTCAAAAGGCGGTTTATACCTGCTAGGCTATCTGATAACCCCTATCTCGCAGATGCTGGTGACTACGAAGCCATGCTCCTGTCGCTCCCAGAGCAACAAAGAAGACAACTCTTGGACGGTGACTGGGATATTAAAGAAGGTGCAGCGTTCACAGAGTTTAACCGTGATATTCATGTTGTTGAACCTTTTAATATTCCTAGCAATTGGGTTAAGTTCAGAGCATGTGATTATGGGTATGGCTCTTACAGTGGTGTTGTATGGTTTGCTGTCGCACCGTCTGAGCAACTTATTGTGTACAGGGAACTGTATGTGTCAAAAGTCTTAGCTACTGACTTAGCTGACATGATACTAAACTTAGAGGCAGAAGATGGCAATATTAAGTATGGTGTGCTTGATAGTTCTCTTTGGCATAAGCGTGGCGATACTGGTCCTAGCCTTGCAGAGCAAATGATACAGAAGGGTTGCAGGTGGCGACCTTCAGACAGAAGCAGAGGTAGTCGCGTTTCTGGCAAGAATGAAATTCACAGACGACTACAGGTAGATGAATTTACGGAAGAGCCTAGACTTGTTTTCTTTAGTAGTTGCACGGACATTATCTCACAATTGCCATCATTGCCACTGGATAAAAAAAATCCAGAGGATATTGACACGAAAGCAGAAGACCACTTGTATGATGCGATGAGGTATGGTATAATGTCACGACCAAGGTTTAGTATATTTGACTATGACCCACATGGAAGACCGGGTGGTGGTATGCCAATAGCAGATTCAACATTTGGATATTAAGGATATTAAAATGGCAGAAGATGAAAATGTAATGATTGAAGATGACGCTATCTCATTAGAAGATGTAGAGGATAGCAATGCTGAAGATGTAGATGTTTCTTCCATTATTCCTTTTATTAGAGAAAGATTTAAAAGAGCAGAAGACTATAGATACCAAGATGAACAAAGATGGCTAAAAGCATATCGTAATTATCGTGGATTATACGGACCTGACGTAGCTTTTACCGAATCGGAGAAGTCACGTGTCTTTATTAAAGTTACCAAAACAAAAACTCTTGCGGCCTATGGGCAAATTGTTGATGTACTTTTTGCTAATAATAGGTTTCCTCTATCTGTTGACCCTACTGAATTACCAGAAGGAGTTGTCGCAGACGTACACTTTGACCCCCAAGAACCAGAGCAGTTGCGTGGTGATACTTCATTAAGTAGCCCATACGGATTTGCAGGTGATGGTAAAGACCTACCAGCAGGTGCTACAGAAAAGTCTCTTCAAGATATGCTTGGTGCTTTAACGGGCAAATTAGAGGGTATAGACGGTCTTAAAGAGGGTGTGGGTAAGACACCTACCTCAGTGACCTTTAGCCCTGCTATGGTGGCTGCAAAGATGATGGAGAAGAAAATCCATGACCAGCTAGAAGAATCAGGTGCAAGTAAACATCTTCGTAACTCTGCATTTGAAATGTCTCTATTTGGTACTGGTGTAATGAAAGGTCCGTTTGCTGTAGATAAAGAATATCCTAATTGGGGAGAGGATGGTGAGTATGACCCAGTTTTCAAAACAATGCCACAAGTTTCCCACGTTTCTGTTTGGAATTTCTATCCTGACCCTGATGCCAATAATATGGATGAAGCGCAGTATGTTATTGAACGACACAAGATGTCAAGGTCGCAATTACGGAATCTCAAAAAAAGACCGATGTTCAGGTCAAATGTAATTGATGAAGTAATACAGTTAGGTGAAAACTATACTAAAGAATACTGGGAAGATGACTTAGCTGACTATGCACCAGAACACGGTGTAGAAAGATTTGATGTATTAGAATACTGGGGTATGGTTGATACAGATGCTATGGAAGAGGCAGGTGTTGAGATACCTAAAGAACTAACGGAGTTAGATGAGTTACAAGCAAACGTGTGGATTTGTAATGGCAAGTTACTGCGTATGGTGCTTAACCCATTTAAACCATCTAAGATACCATATCATGCCTCACCTTATGAATTAAATCCTTATTCATTTTTTGGTGTAGGTATAGCTGAAAATATGGATGATACACAGACACTTATGAATGGCTTCATGCGTA